AAATTGTCAAAGCCTCAGCGACCTGAGTCTGATTTTCGCCTGCAAATACAGGAACAGAACATTTCCAAAATCGATGGTTGGGATTTGTCATGATTAGTGATATGTTTCGTCTTACTGTTGCTTCAACTCTAACATATCGGGTGCTATGACCATAACGAAGGGAGGATGATCTCAAAGACTGATAGTCTTTATGACTTAAAAACAGTGGATGATTCCAATATGATGAGCAAGACTTGATGCATACAGTAATGTTGTGAATTAAAAACATAGACTCATCCCATCTCTCTGGATGTAACTGTAGAGTTCTGTATGTATCTCTGATCGTCGTCAAAACTACAGCTTCTGCAATGCATTGAGCTATATTTTTTGGACCGAACGCATGTGCTTCTGCCACATCTATTTGAAATTTTGCGGGGATAGAAGCAAATCCTTTAGTGTCTGCGATTTGTTTGGCCCTATTTTGGTCTCGTAGAGTCGACATAAAAAAGCCAACAAACGCTTCTGAAATCCTGCTCAAGTGCTCATACTCGTTCGGTTTCACCACTGCATGGTGTGGAATAGCCTGAGCAACATTATCATATGTTCTTGCCAATGATAGACTATCACTGTACATCAAAACGCTTTTTGGTAATGCAGCATTGGTGAATGATGGAGATATACAAGAGAGTGATGCATCAGACAAAGGAGTCAAGTTTGTAGGATCGAATAGCAGTTCTCCTGATTGAGCTCGAGAGTGAAGATGTAGTAATTTAGCACCTGCTTGAGTCATCACGATGAACTCTTGAATCATAATTGCATAATTTAATGCACTTCCACTTATGACTCCTAAGCTGTCTGTATCAATTCTGAGGTGCGTTACAAAATTTAATGGACCTACATATGATGCAGACATAGTTCTCATTACTGAAGCAAATCTGTGTATAATCGATCCTCCTATTACTTTGGGAAGATATTGAGTAATAAGAGAGAGTTTGATCGGAGATCTAGTTAGCGCAATTCTGTCAAGCAATTCATTAAAGTTTTTATCTCCATATGCCTGACTTCTAATCAGCTGAAGTTTTGTGATCGATCGTGAAGGTGCTCCAGTGTCCACAATTTTATATCCATGTTCTGATCTTTTTTCACGGGTGGCTGTTCCTACATATCCTGACAATGGCCCTCTAGTATCAAGGAGGCTTGTATGTGAATGTGCTGACCATTTGATTGAACTCTTAGATCGAGTGGTATTGGCTCGATGAACGTAGTCCAAGGGTTGGTATGTCGAAACTCCTTCTAAGGTTCTCTTCCAATACAATCTGAATCTTGTGCACAGATCATATGAGCTTGCCCCAGAATAACCTTTGTTCGGTAAGCCCTTGAGCCAGGACAAGAAATTGAAGACGTCATTCAAATCAGCTCTCAAAAATGTGTGAGTTATATCTGCATTAGTGAACTGAGCAACCGTTTGTATGGTTCGAGTGTGGATAAACATCTTTCGCATAAGCTTAATAGTACCGAATCCTGAAGCCTCAAATAGGTCATGAAGCAACAATGGATTGAAAGGTTCCATAGTTATTAAGTCCTGTTTGAGATCCTCTTCAGCATTGATGATACTGACATTAAGAAGAGGTTTGATTTCCTGATTGTTGACTCTTGGTCTGAATGCATCTAGCGTTAGTTTTCCTACTCTACTTAACGGTGATGACTGTTTGCTTAAAGGCAAGGCGTATGGATTGTCTATCAATGTTGTCAAGTCAGGGTCCTCGCTTATGTAATATCGCTCTTCTAGAGCTCGTAACGCAGTTGAGCACAACCTCGATGCTGTTGAATTCCCATCCGCAAGAAGTTTCATTCCACTGATCTCTTTGCCTAATGGATCAGATCCACCTTTGTAGAAGAATGATGCAAAATTAAGTCCGGCAATTCCACCTATGGAAGAAGGCAAAACTAAGGCCGCAATTAATTGATCCTTGTTGAAGTTAGGAAATCTTTTGCCGTGAATGTTATATCCTCTAGATGCTGCATGCAGATATCTAGAAGCATGGTAGCATCCGATAATTGCACTTCTTAGCGGATATAATGCATTCTCACCGCCTGCCACTGCTCCGGATAAAATAGCTCTGGTGTTGCTAGCAACTGACGGAAAGTCAAGAGAGGTCACTGGAAACAATCTGCTGTGTTTTTTGAGAGATGTTGGATATTCGACACCCTGAACATAAACATCTTTGGAGTAAGTAAGTACTGATGTAGATTCAACATTTTCATCAGGCTTCACGATTTGATTCACTTTTTTACAAGTCAGTTCCAAGGCAATATTGACTTTATCTCTCACTCTTGGTAACACTTGTTCTCGGGTTTCATCTCTCAGTGGAACCGCAAGTCTTACCACTTGATTGTCTCCTTGTCCTACAAGTTCATAATTAGAAATGTCTCCTGCTCTTAACATGGGTATTAATGCCATTTCTACCATTGCATATGTAGCTGCTGTCCACAATTTTTGATTTAGTCCTTCAAACCCACCTAGATGATTCGTCCAAGCAAGATTGCTTATAGGAGGATTGGGTAACTCAATTCCGTCAGGTCTCAATCCCGGTACTCTGACAATAATTTGACACAATGTAAAGAACCAGTGTGTCACAGTAAAGGTTCCGGGTGTTCCGAACATCATGTTTAAATCGTGTCCAAGCATATGAATGACTAATTGACGCCATCTCAGATTCCAACGAGTCAGATCAATTTCTAAGAACAATGTTTGATCTCCAGATTGCCGAGCAGGATCAGTGAATGCCAAGAAGCGTTCCTGATTCTGAGTTTTGGTTTTCGTCATTGTTTGTTGAGGCATGTAGCGAAACAGACCATTGGCTATATTTGCCTCTACAGCAGTAAAAAAACATCTCATCTCAAGAACCAACATCGCGAACATTCGAGGTTCTATCTTGAATTCTCTTTCCTTCGGATACAAACTGACAATAAACCAATCTTCTGGAATGTCACGTTTGCTTACTTTGTCTACAATTGACTTAATGTTGATCTCATCTCTGTCTAGTACCTCTAGTAGAAGTCTTCGTTGGGACTTAGGTTTTCTTCCGCGATCCCATGACAAGTGCTTGTCTGACTTGTAGTATGAAATAGATTTATCATCCATCAACTCGAGGAAGTTTGGAAAATAGTCGAAGTCGAGAATTTTTGTCCATTCAGTGGTTGTCCAATCATGAAATGGATAAGAATTATAATCCAGATTTCTCTCTTGTCTGTCATTCAGTTTCTTGAGCATAGTAGAGGGATTCATGTGTATCAATTTCGGCCAGACTCCGTGTTGTTTGACATAAGATACAAGGACAGTGTGACAAAACACATTTCTCAGTTCTTGTGCGTCAACAAGACTAGTTGGATCGTCACTTCTGGCTTCTTCTGCTGCGGAGAGTCCTCCGAGCTCAGGATCGATCAGAGGATGCCCACATGATTTAAGACAACCAAACATTTCTACAATGTTTCTGGTGCCTTGAACTTGTTCAACTAGTTCTTGCAATTCTTTCATTTGATCATATCCAGTCACTCCAGTTGCAATTCTTACCTTCTTTTCCTTATCTTGCGTTTTGGTTATCATTCGAGTGTAAGCTGTGTCATTCCCAAACACATTATCTACAAGATGAGATAATCTGGTCTTGAACATTGGTTCTACGTTCTTCAACAGATTGTATGCTTGATTTCCGTACAAAAACAATGTTCTATCTTGCCACTTGAACAATGTGTGTAGATGTTCGATGAGCTTAGGGTCAAGACCAAGAGGTATCACGTGTTCTAGAAGCATATACCTAGTCGCAAGCTTATCCTTAAGCATGAGAACTTGATTCAAGCTGCTGTATCTGATACTTCCATTTACTTTAATGAGTGCGTTATCAGCATTGATCCAGTATGTCACATTCCCTACCTGTCCCATTGTCCATTTATCAGATGAGTCTTTTACTCGACTCTCAGCTCTTCCAAACAGATTGCAGAACTGTTCGTATGCTCGTTGATAAGGAAGACAGCTTGCTTCACATAAAGCTGACGCGGTACCCTTTACCTCTTGACTGGGTAGTCCTCTTGCAGTAAGTCCTGCACAGATTGCGTCTTCAATGTCTTGGGCAACTTCTTTTGCAATATCATATGACGATGAAATTGTACAATCAATCAACATTTCTGATTCTACTAAACCATACTCTTCAGGAGTTAGTGGACTCATTGATTTCAAAGTCTCGATAGTCCATTTGTTAATCCTACACAGTTTTTTCAGGAATGTCACTTTGTTCTTCATTTGGTATGATAGCTTCCTGTATGCTTCTGATTGCTGTTTTAGACATGTGTGAGACAATAAGTCCTTCGTAAAGGTGATTTCAGTTATCAAGACTGGACTACTGAGATTAGTATCTAGGAAGAAGACCTTACTCGAGTCACCTACTTCCGGAAATTCTTCGAACATCTTGGAGGCCTGTAGCTTGTGCTCATGTACTCTTGATCACAGAGATATGATAATTGCTACTATTCTCCCTACACAAAGGGTTCCTCAGAAAAAGAGAAAAGAATCTTTAAATCCTTAGCGATTAGGTTCAAGCTGTAGTACGACAGAGGGCCAATTACCAGCTCAGTGATAGTATGAA